CCGTATTTGCTTCCGGTGCCGCCCGTGCCACCGTTCGAGGTGGTCGACGATCCGCCTCCACCGCCGCCGACGCCGGGGCCGATGGTGGGGATGGCGTCCGCGCCGTTACCGCCTCCTGCGGCGCCGGCCGCCGCGGATGGGTTCACGCCGATGTTGTTGTTCACGCCGCCCGCTGCGCCTGCGAACGGGGTGGTGCTGTTCGCTGCGAGGCCACCGCCTCCGCCGCCACCGACTGCCGACCCGCCCCACCAGTTGCTCGCCTGCGGGGTCGCAGGAGCTGCGCCGCCCGCGCCGCCGACGCCGCCGCCGAAGACGCCGACCGAGTTGGACCATCCCCACTCGCCGCGCCCGGAGATGCCGCCAGCGGCATTCGTGCCGCCGCCGCCACCGAAGCCGGGGTTCACGGCGAGCATGAGGCCCGCGCCAGCGGAGATCTGCGAGACGCCGCCCGTGCCGCCCGTGTTGCCGTTGGAGCTGGGGGACGTCTGCGGGGCCGCCCCGGCCCCGCCCTTGCCGACACGGATCGTCAACGCGTTCGGGACGAGGGCGGCGGGGAAGCTCTGGTCGAGGTATGAGCCAGCCCCACCGCCACCGCCGCCGCCTGCAAGCGACGTGAGCGCCTGCACGGCTCCCGAGCCGCCACCGCCACCCGGGCCGTAGGCGTAGAAGTGGACCATCTTCGCGCCCGCGGGCTTCGTCCAGGTGTACGTCGTCGAAGATCCCGCTGCCCCAGTCGGGAGGTACGTCTGCACGTCGACCGTGCCGGCCTTCCCGGCGAGCGCCGAGCCGAGGCCGTCGACGTCCCCGATGGCGTGCTGGTGGACCAGCGGTGCGCGCAGCGCGATCGCCGCGGCCTGCAAGGTGCTCACCGGCTTCGCCATGTCTCGGGTGTTGTCGACGTTCGCGAGACCGACGAGTGCCGCGCTGAGACCGACGAGCGTTGCGGCGTCGTGCGTGTGCCCGAGCGGCGATTTCCCCGCGAGGCCCGTAGCCAACTGGTCCAGAGCTTCGGTCAGCTCGTCGACGTCGGTGATGCCGAGCTCGTCGAGTCGCTCCGCGATCACCCGGTCACCCTCGGTGGCGAGGTCGCGAGACTCGAGCGCGTAGACGACGAGCTCGGCGACCTGCTCGAGCGCGTAGAGCTTCGCGGCCGCGAGCGTCTCTGCGTCCCACTCGCGAACCGTGCTCTCGGGGACACCGCCGCGAGGCGGCGCCGTCACTTCCCCCTCGATCCTGTCTCCGTCCAAGAGCTCCCCCTCGATCATGCGACCACCCCCTGACGCCACGTGATGACGCCGCACGCGATCGCTTCGGCGACGCCTTCCGGGCTCTCGCCCTTGACATCCCACTCCCATTCGCGTTCGCCGCGGAAGTCAGCGAATGCCGCGGCCGAGGGGGCGGTCAGCGAGAAGACGCCGGACGCCTTCTGCGACTCGTCGACGGCGAGAGGGACGACCGAGCCACCGTGTTTCGCGGCGGCCCGGAAGTTCGTCCACCCCGTGAAGTCCTTCCCCGCTTGCCCCTCGCGGAGCCGGAACGACCGGCTCCACGAGTTCGAGCCGTACGCATCCCAGCAGTGACCGAAGTCGTACGGGAGACCGTTCACGTCCGCCTCCTACGCCGCCGCGAATGCGAGGTTGTCGATCGCGACGTCGGTCTGCGCGAAGCTCATCCCGTGCTTTGTCTCGTTCACGAAGTGCGGGGTCGACGCGCTCATGATCTCGGTGCCGTTGACGATCACCTTGATCGACGGGCCGTCCATGACGATCGCGATCGTGTCTCCGTTGTTGGACGTGACGGACGACGTCGCAAGGTTGGCCTGTGCGACCGTCGTCGACACGAGCTGCAGCGTGTAGGTCGGGCCGGCAGCGCTGAGTCGAAGCGCGAGGCGGATGAGGTTGTTCGCGTCCTTCGCGCGGACGGCGAGGCCGCCCTGCCTGTTGCCGACAACCGCGGCCGTTGCCGTGAGCGTGCCGTTCGACTCGTAGCACTCGAGCACCTGGTAGACGAACCCGCCGACCGACGTCGCCTGCGCTCGGTTCGACACCACCCGGACGACGCCCGGGCTTGTCGGCACAGCGTCGAGCTGGATGTAGGGCTTGAGCCCGACCGGCGTGAAGCCGAGCGGGCCGTCCGACCGGTTGAAGTTGTCGGCGAATCCGACCGTGGGAACGTTCGGGTTGGTGGGGTTGCCCTGCACGCGGAAGATCGGCATCTCAGGCTCCAATCGCTTGAGTCGGTGAGGACGGCGCCGAGGTCGTGGCGCCGTTCGTGGTGGAGACACGCACCCAGGGCGTCGCGCCAGCGGCGGCCGCTTCCCGGGTCAGGTCCAGAGGGACCGAGCCCGCGGGGATCGTCGACCATGCGACACCGTCTCCGGACTGCTCGACGACGTACGCCGTCACGCGGCAGAAGGCAGGCGACCACGTCACCCGCAACTGCCCCCCGGCGACCGTGGCGCGCACACTGAGGGGCGGCACAGGGGTCGAGGTGGTGATGTTGACGACGGCGCGCTTCCAGGCTTCGTACATGGCCTTGCCGAGCGCGACGACGCCGCCCCGCGAGTAGTGCACGATGTCGGTCACGCTGCCAGAGCCGCCGCCGTTGGGGATGCCGTCCGCGTATCCGGTGCGGGTGAGGCGGGACTGTGCGCCGATGTGAGCGGCCCGCACGTTCGCTCGGTTTGGGCTCGCCTTGATGTACTCGGGGACGATGCCGCCGAGCGTGACCGTCATGTCGGGTCGCCCCAGGTGCGTGCGAACGCCGGCCACGAGCTCGTCGAACGCGGCCGCGTAGGCGGCTTCCGTGTTGTCCGCTTCGCCCTGGTGCCAGAGGAAGCGGATCTCGTCGGGCGATCGCAGCGAGGTTGTCGCCGTCGCGATCGCCTGGTCGAGCGCGTTCAGCATCCGCGGGTAGAGGCGCGGGTTCGCTCCCGCGTAGGAAACCCCCCAGTTCCCCGTCGCCGCATCGCCGATGAGGCCGGACCCACCGACCGCCGTGTTCACGATCAGGACGACCGTGCCGGGCGGCTCGTTCGCGACAATCTCACGCGCGAACACCGTCGCAGGCGAGAGACCGGCGCCGGTCATGGGCGTCGAGGACGAGAGCGGCACGGTGGCCGTCCTGATCGTCGTCGCCGCCCAATCCCACATGAGAATGCGGTCGTCGCGCGGGTCGAGCTCGGGGCCGATCGGCTGACCGCGACCGTCCGCGTTCGACTGCCCCGCGACCACGAGGAGCACGAGGCGAGGCACCGAGGCTGACGCGCCGGTTCCCGTGGGTCGGTATCCAGGGATGATCGTCTCGAGGGTGTCCGGGTTGACGTCGAAGACGATGTGATCGCCGACGCGGAACTGGATGCGCCCCGAGGGGGTGATGACCATGTTGCCGTGGTGCATGTTGCCGTCTGAGGTGACACGCCACAGCCTGGCACCGTTCTCGGACTCGGCGCCGATGGCGGTCGGGCTGCGGTCCTCGGGGATGCGCTTCGAGGTGTCGAGGACCTCGTTCACGGCGGAGCCAGCTTCGGTCTCGACCATGGCGATGATGGTCGGGCCCAGCTCTTCGTCCGCCTTGAGCGCCGCCCCGACCGCGGGCACGACTCGCTCGTCGGTGGCCTTAGCGAGCTGCGTCGCGTTGTTCCGCATGAGGTTCGCGGCTTCCGGGTCGCCGAGCCCGGCGAGCGCGCCGTGATCGACCCAGGTTGTTTCGTCGGTCATGAGCTCCTCGTTTTCAGTCGCGGGGGCGAGACGGAGTTGTCGATCCACGTGCCGCCGATGCCGACAGCGGTGCCGGGCGAGGACGGGCGCACAGCGACCGCGTTGCCCGGGCCTGGCATGTCGAGTAGGTCGACGAGATTGCCGCCCTCAGCGGGCACACGGAGCGGCCATGCGAGCTCCCCCCATCCCGAGGGGGCGTCGTCGATCCACTCGATCGACACGATCAGGTGACACTCGGGGCGCAGCGTGGTCGTCTGCGCGACCACCGCGACGCCGGCACCCGTGATCGGGTGGATGTCGGACCACTTCACGACGCGGCGACCGATGAGGATGCCGTCGACGCCGATCGCGGCCGGCACGGATGGCGTGAAGATGACGTTCGCGCGACGGGGCGTGGTCGGGTCGAGCCCGAAGTCCTTGAGCTTGAACGGGACGTTAGGCATCGGGCGCCTTGTCGGCGACCTTGATCGCGGCGACCTGATCGCGCAGCCACTCCTCGGTGAAGTCGACGGCCGCGATCGCCACGACGTGCGGGTTAGCCGGGCGCTGCACCCCGCCGTTCTCGACGTATCCCTCGATCTGGATCTTGTAGAGCAACGGCACGAAGGTCTTGCCCTTGGCCTTCGCTGACTGCACGCGGGCGTTCGCCTGCCTTGCCTTGGGCGTCTGCTTGCTAGTCACGGGTGGTCTCCTCTCGTGCGCGATCGCGCATGAACGTTCGGGGATTGAATGCGCGGCCGGCGACCAGCGTCAGGAAGCAAAGGTGCGGGGCGGGTGCGTTGCCGGTCTGCCCGACCGTGCCAATCGGCTGGCCGAGCTCGACGACTTGGTCGTGCTCGACGAGCACCGAGTCGAGGTGCAGATAGCGGGTCTGGAAAGCCTCGCTGTGACGGAGCCACACGGCGTTGCCTTCGCCCTCGTCGTCTTCGCCGTCGACGCGCAGAAGCGTGACGACGCCCGCTGCGGCCGCGCGAACGATCGCGCCGGCCGGGGCGTTCAGGTCGATGCCGTCGTGCTGCTCGAGATCCGACGCGGCCCCAGGCAGGCCCTCGGGCGCCCCGAGCGGCAGGCGCGGCCCGAACTCCCCGCGAGGGGGAACGATCACGTCGGCGGGATTGAACGGCCACTCGAACTTCACTAGGCGCTCCAAGGTTTCGTGATGACGGTGCGCGGGTTGACCGGCACCCCGTCGATGTGGGTCTCGAGGTGGAGGTGCGCGCCGGTCGAAGAGCCGGTGTTGCCGACCTTCCCGACGATCGCGCCCTTCGCGATGCCGTCACCCACCGAGTAGGCGGGCGCTGATTGCATGTGCGCGTAGAGCGTTCGCTTGTTGCCGGCGTGCTGGATCACCAGGTAGTTTCCGAAGCCGCCGCTGCCGACCGATCCGGTGCCGACCTCGTAGACCGTGCCGGACCCGGCAGCCTTGATGTCGGTGCCTTCGCTGATGCCAATGCCGAAGTCCATGCCCTTGTGGTCGGTTGAACCGATGCCACCGGGAGAGACGCGCGGGCCGAACTCGTCGGTGTTCTTCTCGGGATCGAACGGCCACTCGAGGTCACCCATAGGACCACCGACGTTCTGCGGGACGCCGACGAGAATGCCCTCGTCGCCGATCGCCATGACCCAGCGCCCATCAGGCGGGAGCGACGTCTGATCGAAGAGGTTCGTGATCCGGAGATTTCCGAACGAGGCGTTCGTGGACGACATGCCATTCGCACCCATCTCGGAGGAGTTGGAGCCAGCCGAGACGGTGATCTTGTTGCTCTCGATGCGGACGCCGCCTGCGACGATCGCGCCGTCCACCGTCAACGTCGCCTCCAGAGTCGCGGCGCCGGAAATCGTGACCGTGCCGCCGAGCTCGGTGTCACCCTCGGTCTTGAGCGATTGCTTCACCGTCAGCGATGCATTCACCGTCGTCTCGCCCGATATATCGAGCGCCCCTTCGATGGTCGTGTCTCCGCCGAGCTTCGTCTTCGCTGTGACGTCGAGAGTGTCGGTGATCTCGACAGGGCCGCCGAGCTTCACGCCACCCTCGGCAGTCTCGAAGGTGCCGGTCACCTTCGTTGCCCCCTCGATCTCGAAGGCGCCCGTGATTTTGGTCGGCCCGCTCAGCAGGTTTTCGCCGCTAAGCGTGTTCTTTCCGGCCGCGGTGAAGACGCCCTCGAAGTCGACCGTGCCGGAGGCGAAGAGCGATCCGGCGCCGTCAGGGCCACCGAAGATCGAGAGCGACCCGGTGACCTCGCCGACGCCGTCAAGGAACCAAACGCCCGTGATGCGCTCGGAGCCCTCGACGATCAGGCCCTCGTCGGATGCGACGCGGAAGGTACCCTCGGTGACTGAGGTGTCTCCGGCCGGATTCTGCGTGCCGTGGCGCTTGACGCGGCGCGCGAGCTCGAGCCCTGCGGGGGCCTTCTGGTCGAGGATCTTCGTCACTCGCGACCCCCTGCCTAGTCCTGCTGCTGGTAGTCGATCGACATGACGTGCTGCGACGAGGAGTTGTGGCCGACGCCGATGATGTACTGGTCGGCACGAGAGGGCGCGTTGCGCTCGTCTCCCGGGTCGTCGATCTCAACCGTCCATCCGGGCTTGATGTCGACGCCATAGACCGGAGATCCGCCGCTCGCAGAGACTTCGACCGGCGCGAGGATCGAGTTCTCGTACTGCCGGATCGGCCGACGCCGAGCGGCGAGTGTCGCCTCGGCGAGCTGGTTGAGGCGAACGAGATCTCGTTCGTTCTTGAACTCCTCCGTCGCGTCGATGTTCGGCATGCCGTCCTCGATCGACCACTCGGGCTTGTAGCTGCCGAAGCCGATCCGCATCGACTCATCCGAGCCGTTGCCGATGCCGAAGATGCCCGTGCCGACCTTCGCGCCGTTCTCCCGGAACTTGAGGTTCACGAGCGGATGCTCGTCGGCGCCGAGATGCACATCGAACGGGAGGCTCGGGAAGGTCGGGTTTCCGAACTTCGCCTGCCAGTAGAACCATCCGGTGGCTTCGTCCCACATGGGCTCGACGTAGATGTCGGGGCCGTCGATCGTGTCTTGGATCGCGGCGGTCGCCTCTTCGATCGAGGTGAACTTCCACTTCGCGTACCTCGCCGAGTCGGTGCCGAGCAACGCCGGGGGCAACCGGATCGGGAGGTTCCAGCGATTCGGGATGCCCTCGTATTCGGGGCGTCGGTAGCCGCGCTCCCAGATCTTCGTGAGCAGCCCAGCCTTCGAATAGCCGGAGACGTCGAAGTGTCCCTCGAGCATGTACGAGGCGACCATCGTGAAGAACCGGAGATCCCCGAGGTAGCGGAACTCGCGGTGCTGGACGACCGAGGTCTTGCTCGCCCGGTCCCAGTCCTCGCCGACGTGGATGCCGGCGTACTTCGCGATCTTGCGTCCACCGTTGATCGAGTACGAGATGACGGAGGTGCGGCGCACTTTGGCGAGCGCGTCATCCCACCCGGCCGGGCCGAGGTCGTAGGCGGGATCTCCGAGCCGGTAGGTGTGCGACCCGTCGCCCGCGCCGTTGAGCACCGTGCGCCAGTCCCACGCGGCCGGATGCATCGGCATCACCGGCTCACCCGTGAGGGTCGAGACGACGTCGTGGTGCCACTGAATGTCGACGGGGAACAACCGCACCCCCTCTACTGGTAGGTCGGCAGGAAGTACGGCGAGAACTCGCCCGTGCCGGCGTGCGGCTCGAGCGAAGCCATGACCTCACCGTTGGGCGGGACGTGCCACGCGCGGCCGGAGTGCTTCGCCTTGGAGACGATCAGGCCGTTGCGGCGCACGTACTCCGAGCGCATGTCGACCTCGTGCACCTGGCCCGCTGGCAGCGGCGCGGAGATCCGCAACGCCTCGGCCCCGCCGTGGAGGGTGTAGCCGGAGAGCATGTTCGTCTTCGCGCGCACCCGGATCGTTGGGGTCGCGTGCCACGTGCCGCGGTTGATGAGCAGCAGCGACTCGGACGAGTAGGGCAGACGGCCCGACTCCCCCTCGACCGCTTCGCCGAACCGGCGCGGGTCGCTCATGCGGAGCTGCAGCAGGAACCGCGCCGAGTCGTCGGTCGCGTTCTGCACCCAGTCGTCGTCGACGAGCTTCGCCATTCCCCAGAGGGTGCGGCCCATGCTCTCGACGACGATCCGGAAGTGCTTGCCGCCGTAGCCGATCGACACGAACCGATCGTTCAGCTCGGCAAGGCCGCGCGGCGAGTTCGCCACCGCGAGGCCGGAGAGGGCGATGTTCTTGCCGAGCAGCCGCGTCGGCAGCGAGAACTCCCCCGCCGTGCCGGGAAGCTCGACATCGTCGCCCTTGATCTCGGCGCGGGCGTCCCAGTTGGTGACGCCGTCGTTGTCGAGGAATAACCCGAGCGCGGAGCGCTGCCCGACTCGAGGGCGGTTGCGGAACTCCACACCCTCGAGCCGGGCGACGTGCTGCCTCACAGCACGCTCTCTTCGTGCAGCTTCTTCTTCTGCTCGTACCTGCGGATCACGGCTTCCCCTGTCTCGTCATCGCCCTTTTCGACGGTGATGTTCGTGACACTCGGGGGGCCGTCCGAGCCGCCCTGCGCTTCACGTGCGAGGCGGATCGTCTCGGCGAGGTGACGGTTCAGCAGCCCCTCGTCGACGACCGCCTCAGCCCGGCCCGCCTCGGCGAGCAGCGCGAGGGTGCCGCCCGGCTTCGGGAGGACCGTCGCGCCAGCCGCGAGCTCCGGGATCTTCGGCAGGTCGAGGCTCCACGTCTGGCCGCCGACGAGCGGCACCCAGTCGGGGATGGTGACCGAGAGCGAGTTGATGCCGTCGATCGCGCCGTTCACGAGACCAATGAGGCCGTTCAGCGGGCCGCGGGCCATGTCGGCGGCCGCGGCGAACGCGTTGCCGATGAATTCCGAGATCCCGCCGAAGATCGACGACACTGTGTCGCCGACCGTGGTGATCGCGCCGACGATGAATCCGACGACCGGCGAGATGACCGAGGCCCAGATCCAGGCGAATCCAGCGGCCAGGAATTGGAAGGCTGGCGAGATCGCGTTTTCCCACAGCCACGTGAAGATCGCGCCCCACATCTGGACGTACGCGACGATGTACCCGACGATCGGCATGATGATCGACTCGTAGATCCAGGTGAAGATCGCGCCGATCAGGGCGAGCGCGGGCGCGATGGCGACCTCGTACAGCCACGTCACGAGCGCAGCCCACAGGCCGATGTAAATCATGATTCCGGTTACGACCGGGAGGATGATCGACTCGTAGATCCACGTGAAGATCGCGCCGAGCGCGGTGAAGACTGGCGAGAGCACCGACTCCCAGAGCCAAGTCCAGCCGGTCGCGACCGCCGAGGTCACGTTCGCCCAGGCTTCCTGGAAGAACGTCGTCTGCGTGGCGACCCAGATGATCGCCGCGACGAGCGCGCCGATGCCGACGATGATCCAGGTGATCGGGTTCGCGAGCATGGCCGCGTTGGCGGCCCAGAGTGACGCCGCCCACGCGTACATGGCGCCGACGAGCACGACGCCGACGACGATCGCGATCGCGGCGATCGCGCCCTCGTTCTCCGTGAGCCACACCAGGGCAGGGGCGATGATGTCGCCCGCCGTGCCGGTGATCGTACGGAAGAGCGAGTCGAATGCCTGCGTCGCCCCAACCGCGTTCGCGACCGCGTTGTCTGCGGCCCCGCCGACCTCGCCCAGTCCGGTTGCGGCGCTGCTCGGGTCGAGCGCGAAGAGCGCCGAGCCGAGGTCTTCCGCCTGCGTGCCGAAGAGACCGACCGCTGCAGCGTTTCGCGCGACGGGGTCTTCGATGCCGGAGAGGGCGTCGATCGTGGTCTGGAAGGCGCCGGAGGCGGAGTCGCCACCGGCTGCGATCGCGGTCGCCATTTCGGCCGCGTCGAGACCGATCGCGGAGAAGGCGTCCGAGGTGGCCTCGGAGCCGTCGATCGAGCGGATCGAGAACTCCTTGACGGCGTCCGCGACGAGGTCGGCGTTGCGGGCTCCGCCCTCGAGGCCCTGGTTGAGCAGGCCGATCGCGGTCTGCCCGTCCAGGCCGAGCTTCTCGAACTGGCCGCCGTATTCGTTGAGGGTGTCGAGGAAATCGTCGCTCGAGTTGACTCCGGTCTGGAAGCCAGCGGCGATGAGATCCATGCCTTCGGTGACGTCGTCCGCGAGGCCGGTTTTCACCATCTGCCCCGCGGCGCGCATGACGCCGGTCACGTCCTGGTCGAACTCGGAGGCGAGCACCATCGCCTGGTTGCTGATGTCTTCGAGTGATCCGGTGTCGCCGAGGAGCTCGAGCTCCTTGCCGACTGAGGCGACCGCAGAGCCCACCTCGTCGAGGCTTTCGCCCCACCCATCCCGGTACAGGGCCGAGGCGGTTTCGGCCGCCTCCGCCGCGTAGGCGCCGTCTCCGAGCTGGTTCCGCATCGACCCCTGCAGGTCGAGGCCCGCGACGGCGTCGTTCCACGCTTCGACCAGGCCCATGCCGACGACGACTGTCGAGCCGATGCCGGCGAGCTGCCCGGCCATCGAGTCGCCGAAGTTCGCGCCTGCCTGGTCTCCGGCCTCGGTGGCGGCCTGCTGCACGGGTGCGCCCAGCTCCTCCGCGACGGACTCCTGGAGTCCGGACGTGGAGATGTTGAGCTGCACCCATGCGGTTGCAATAGCGGCACCAGCCACGGCGACCCCCTTAGATCTCGTTCGCCGCGGTGGGCGTGATGATTTGGGCGTCGCCCGACAGCCATTCGTCGGCCTCAGCGACCGACATGACCGTCGTGCCGAGCGTCGTCGTCTCTTCGCTCGAGACGCCGGGGCGCTTGATCGGCTTCGGCTTTGGTGCCGACTTCTTGCCGGCGCGCTGCCAGTTGCCAGCGGCGAGCGTGTCGGCCACGTGCGCGAGCAGTTGCTCGCTGAGATCCCAGCGGTGATCTGGGTTCATGACCTTGTAGAGGGCCGTGCTCGAGTCGAGCTGGCATCCGCCGATGAAGATGTCGAGCTGTCGCCAGGACAGGTCGTCGTCGCCCACGTCGCGGATGTCCAGCCCGACCCTGAGCAGGTCGTATTCGACGGCCTCGCCGTACTCCGCTAGGAAGTCTTGGAGGCCCCAGATTCCCCCAGGGTGGCCTTCTGGTGTCCCTCGACGATCGCGTTGAACATGCCCCAGGTGCCGCCGACCGCGAACCAGCGTTCGTACTGCTCGTCACCCATGAGGAGACGCGACGCCTCCTCGAAGTGCGCCTTGCGCGAGAGGGTCTGCACCTCGTCAGGCCACAGCGCGGGCGGGTCGACGATGATGACGCCGAGGTCGTTGCCCTCGCCGTCCTTGCCGAGTTCGACCTCGATCTGTGGCTTCTTGAGGCGGACCTCCGCCTGTGCGGCGGAGAAGTTGTAGGTCTTCTTGGGGCGAGCGTTGCTCGATGCTGCTGCCATGTGGGGAGTGCTCCTTCGGGTGATGTGGGTGAGTGGGTGAAGGTGAAGACCTGGCGGCCGGCGTCACCCAACGCCGACCGCCAGGGGTCTAGGCGAAGGTGTAGATCGAGTCCGCTGTCGGCGTGGATGCGCCGCCTGCGGCTCGGACCTGCACCTGTGTCGCGCCGTCGCCCGGGGGCGTGACGGCGACGATCTCGGTCGAGGAGATCGCGTTGAATGCGAGGGCCGGCACGCCCGCGAAAGTCACCGACGTCGGGGTGACGAACCCGGTGCCGACGATGCGAATCGCTTCGCCGCCCACGTCGGGCCCGGTCGCAGGGTCGAGATCGGTGATGGCGGGGGCCACGTACTCCACGTCGCCGCGGTAGATGTACGCCTTGACGCCGTGCTCGTCCTCGTACGCCTCGATCGTCATGTCGTAAGACACGGCATCTTCGCCGTACATCTGCTGGTCGCCGCGGGCGATGACCTGCGAGCGAGGGATGACGACCACCATGCGGCGGTTGCCGTCGCGCACGACGAGCACGCGCGTCTTGATCGGGAGCATGCCCGACTTGATCTGCTGCTCCGTGACCGTGGCGTCGTCGCCGTAGAACTCCTTTGCGGAGTTCTCGTTGTGCTCGACGAGCTTGTACTGATACGTGACCGCGTGCTCGGACTCGATGGTGCGCAGCACGTAGTTGCCCCACGCGGTGAGCTTGGTCGTCGACTGGTCGATCGTCTGCGTGACGCCGTCCGTCGAGATGTGCCCCAGCGGCCGGATGTTGGCCGCGATGAGATCCTGCGCGAGCGTCGACTTGATCGCCGCCCCGTGGCTCTGGGGGTAGGCCGCGGTCTCGGGGCCAGAGAAGACCCCGCCCACCACGCCAACGAATACGTTCCGAGCGTTTCCGTCGCTCATGTGTTGCCTCCTTGAGGGCATAGAAAAAGCCCCGACGGATGCCGGGGCGTGGATGGGTGAGGGGTCAGTCGAGGACGAGGGCGCGCATGGCGACCTCGACGGTCTGCGTCCACTTCTGGACGCCGTCAGGTGACGGGTTGTAGGCCGCTTCGCCGAACGAGTCGACGTCGTAGATCACCGTGCCGTCGTCGAGCACCGAGTGCGCGATCGAGCCGAGGTAGGCGACGACGAGGTCGATCAGGTTCGACGCCTCGGTGTTCGTTCCGGCCGCGGTCTCGATCGTGAACCAGGGGCGGACGATGACCAGCGAGGATGAGGCGCCGCCGCCGATCTTCGCGATACGCACGCACCGCCCTGCGGTGAGCGAGTCCGACACGGTGGCTTGGTCTCCGCGCTCGCGCAGGAAGGCCCGCACCTGGTCGATGAGGATCTTCTGTGCGGGTGGGGTGACGATGAGCTCGCCCATGCCTACGCGCCCGGCTTGTAGGGGCCGGCGATCGCGCGCGTCGCGACCGTGGGGTCGCGGGCGACGGCGATGCGGGCGCGGAGTGAGTTCGTCTTGATGTTGAGGCGGCCTCGGCGTCGGGCCTTGCGGGAGACGTCGACCACGATGTCGTCGCCGGAACCGTCGTCGGTCTTGTCGTCCGACGTGGCCTGGCCCATCTTCGCGTTGACGTTGGCTTGCATTCGCTTGCCGATTTCCTTGCCGATGCTCTTGAGCTCGCCGATCGCTTCGGGGCTCGTGCGCAGCGCGGCGACGGCGTCGTTGTGGATCTCGATCTTCACCTTGGCTCTACCCACGCTTGTGCCTCCGGACGCTGGCGAGCGCCTGGTTCAGGCGCCCTGTCGGGGAGCGCACCTGTTGGGCGTCTCCCTCGGCGATGTAGTCGCCGGGGAACCCGTCGACGGTGATGATGTCGCGGGCGAGGATGTCGGTGCCGAACGGGGCCGCGATCTTGTAGCCGGTGACGGTGAGGATCTGCCCGTCGTTGTCCGAGGTGGACTCGACCGGCTCGACCCAGCACCCCTCGATCGACTCAACCTCGGGGGTCGCGTCGTAGTCGGTTCGCGGTGTCCCCATGTCGTCGAGGACCGGGTAGCGCTTCCGGGTGATGGTGGTCTTCGCGAAGGATGAAGGCATGACCTACCTCGGGATTCGGTGCGCTTCGAGGAACGCGAGTTCGTGGGGGAGGAACATGAGGCCCGCGGCGGGGCCACCCGCGGATGCTCGGGAGTAGGAGACGGCTGCGGAGAGCGTCGACTCGTTGGTGACGCCGCCAGCCGGGGCGAGGGTGCCGCGGGAGATCGCGCCCTGCAGGGCCTGCACGATGCCGCCAGGGCACTTCGCGTAGCCGTGCGTGAGTGTCACTGACACCGCGCGGCGACGTCGCGGCCAGCGGCCCGTCAGGCGGTCGAGAGTGCCATGCGTGGCCCAGTCGTACCCGTCGACGTCGAGGTCTTCCTCGGCGTCGCGGAGGCGCACCGAGTCGACGTTGCCGATGTGCATCGTCGGGAGGAAGAGCTCCCCCGCGCCCGTGCCGTCGACCGTGATCGTCTCGGTCGCGGGGGTGGCGATGCGCCACCCGCAGAAGTCGCGCACCGTGTCGGTCGCGATGACCGCGATCGACAGGGCGAGAGGCTTCTCGAGAGGAGAGTTCGTGATGTCTTGGATCTCTTCGATCGGCACGAGCAGATCGAAGTCGGCGATGTCCGCCATGGGGTTCCTCTCGGGTGAAGCCGGGCGGGCACGGGCCGGAGCCCGTGCCCGCGTCGACTAGGCCGCGGCCTTCGTCTTGAGGATGTGGAGCGCCTTCGGGCGGTCCGGTGCGCCACCGACGCGCGCGCGGATCTTGAAGCCGATCAGGCCGTCTTCCGCGTAGAGCTCGACGAGGCGCTGTACCGTCATGCCCAGGCGGTCGAGGATCGTGTACCCGGCCTTGATGTCACCGAACGCCGCGATCTGCTTGTTCGCCGCGATGGCGTCGATGTCGCCCTGCGTGGCGATCGCGAACCCGTTGAAGGTGTTCGGTCGCCCCGCCTGGACGGACGGCTGCCAGAGGTACTGGCCGTTGCCGTCCTTCGCGACCGAGATGAGCGCCTCTGTCGAGGAGTTCATCAGGTACTGACCGTTGCGGCGGTAGACGTCCTTGACGTCGTAGGCGAGCATCTTGAGGTCGTCGAGCAGCGCGCCCCGAGCGTTGGCTCCGGATGTTGCCGAGTAGTCCGACGCACCGGAAGTGCGTGCGGCGATGCCGGTGCCGGCCGCGAAGATGCCGAGCGGCTGCTCGTCCCCGTGGCCGGTGCCCTTGATGAACGCCTTGTCCTCGGCCTCGCTGATCGCGCGAGCGAAGGTGTCGCGGATGAACGCCTCGAGGTTGACGTCCGTGTCGTCGAACTCGTCCTCGCCGATCTTGGCGAGACCGTAGAGATCCTCGACGTACACGTAGTCGTCGAACTTCGGGGTGAAGTCCGACTCTTCGATCGCGGGCTCGGCCTTCGTCTCGAGCTTGCCCCAGGCGACCGTCGCCTCGCCGATCGAGCGGCGACGCGTGCGGTTGCGCTCGATCGAGCGCACGTTCGCGAGGGGGCGGATGGTTGCGAGCGTCGGGAGATCCCGACGCAGCTCCGCCTCGAAGTCGTCAGGCACGAGCACCTGGCCGATCTGATCCTCGACGAGCGCGCGCTGCTCGCGGTTGAGGGCGCTCTGGCCGCGGCGAGCGAAGGTCAGGAACGCGGACCGTGCCTCGCTCGAGTTGAGGCCGGTCTGGTCGGGGCGATCCTGACCGCCGCCGCGGATCTCACGGGAGTTCTCAGCGTCTGCACGCTCGAGCACTTCCTGACGCTCGATGCGCTCGGTGAGGCTGCGAAAGTCCGACTCGCCGCGGTCGTACGACTCGCGCTCGGTGGCGTCGAGGTTGCGGTTCTCAGCCTCGGCGGTGGTGGTAATTGCTCGCATCGCCTCGACGGTGCGAGCGCGCTCCTGGCGGAGCTCAACAGAAGTAGCCATTGCTACGTCCTCTCTTTTGTGGTGAACCCGCACCGTCCGGGGCGGGGAGCTTGTTGGGGGTCAGAGCTTCGCGAGCATGTCGAGCTCGCGAATCGTGTGGAGGTCGCGGGCGAGCTCGCGCACCTGGGGTGCGGCGGGCTTGTCCCGTTCGAGGTGGGCCGCGGCGATCGAGCGCAGCTCGGCCGAGGTCTGCGGGTAGGCGGGGTAGGTGACCGCTGCGACGTCGCCGCCGTCGAAGTCGAACTCGCGCACGACGTGCAGCGATCCGTTCCACTCGTCGCGGGTGACCCAGAAGCCGAATGACATCTGCGTCAGGTCGCCGCGCTCGAGCAGCTCGGCGAGGTCGCGGGCATAGCTGACGTTCGCCATGTCCGCGTCGACGAGCACGCCCTCGCTGTCCTCGGTGAGCCGCAGCGTTCCCGAGGTGGTGCGCGCGAGGAGCTTGTTCGCGTCGTGGTTGAGCAGGAAGCGCACGTCGGGGTTGCTCTCGAGCGACCGCGAGGCGGCGCCGGGCTTGATGACTTCCTGCCACCCGCCGAGGTCGGCGGAGAGCTGGTCGTAGACGACGGCGCGTCCGGTGAAGTGGAGCCGCTGCTCCCCCTCGTTGGCGGCGCGGATCTGGATCTCCGAGAGATCGAACGCGCGACGCTCGAGCGTCCTGATGGTGTGTTCGGTCATGCTGTTCTCCCTCAGATGTCCATCTCGAACTCAACGCCGCAGTTGCATCCGGCGACCTCGTCGGCTCCGCCGTCAGGGTCACCGGGCCACATGCACCCGTTCGAGAAGCGCTTGTTGATGGGTACGGTCTCGCCGTTCATTCGCTGGTGCGACTGGCGAGGGTTGGATGACGAGGTGCGCCAGGTCTTCGTGGCGGCGCCCGACTGGCGGGCGCCTTCGTGTCGGCCGAATGCGCCGACCGCGCCGACGATGCCGGCCGCGACGAGCGCGGCTCGGGAGGTCTCGGCGGTGTCGAAGACGGCGGCCGCCTCGTCGGAGTCGGTCGCCTCGTCGAGCTGCGCGAGCGTCGTCTCGTTGATGTTTCGCGCCTGTCGCTCGGTTGCGGCGACGAGCCAGTTTGCGACGCCGGCCGGGTCGAACGATCCGCCCAGCGCCTCGGCTTGCTTGGTCGCGAACTCGCGAACGATGTCGGCGTAGGGAGGTGCGAGCACTTCGGCGAGCATCTGGTCCCACGTCTCGCGCTCGCTCGTGGAGAGCTCCCAGCCGACGACGTCGCCGCCGAGCGCGTACTCGCGCATATCGGCGAAGTAGTCGACGAGGAGATGCTCGACGCGGGTCACCCATGCCGGCGAATCCTCGGATGCGCCGCGCGCGGCCCGGATCGCCCGGTAGGCGGTGGGCTCGAGGCGGGGCACCTCGACGAGCTGCCCGTCGCGCTGCACCGTCTCGGATGCGGCGGGGAGCATGTTCAGTGGCGTCAGGTACTCGTCGCCGCCGTCGATGGGCTCCTCGTCCTCCATGCGGCGGACGTCGTTGACCGAGTAGTAGCCCCACTGGCGGCCGATCGCGTACGACTGATTCCGTGCCGCCGTGTCGCCTCGCTTGAGGCCGTTCACGTTGAACTTGATGCGCAGCGAGTCGTCGGTGAAGAGCTGTCGGGTGACCGACTCGAGCCGGTTGATCGGCGGCATGAGCCCGTCTTGTACGAACTCGATCGACTGGTGCTCGATGTTCGAGAACGTCGCGTGATCGAGTTCGCCGATCTTGTGCGGCGGGACGCCGTAGAGCGAGGCGATCTCGACGCGCGTCATCTTGTAGACCGCCAGGAACTCGGCATCTGCCGGCGAGAGCGTCGTCGCCTCGAGCTTCGCGCCGCCCTCGTAGACGGCGAGCTCGTGCGCGTTGTTGACGCCCCTGTGGCGCGACTCGTGCTGCTCCTGTAGGCGCTTCCACTGGACCTCGGAGAGCTTGCCCTCGACCGTCAGGATTGCGCCCGGCGTCGCGTCGTTCGCGAAGAACTTGCCGATGTACTGCGTCGACGCCGCCGCGGTGGCGATCTGTTCGCGGGCGAGCGTGAGGGGCGAGTACCCCTCGATGCCCGTCCCGAACCAGCGGTAGTGGAGTATCTCGTGACTCGGGGCGATGTAGCCCGGGTCGACGGGGAGCCACACCGACGTCTGGTCGTGGCTGAGCTTGTAGGCCAGCAGGCCGAGCGGGGTGCGCCGAACCTCGACCATCGTCGGCGGGACCGGCCACAGGCCGATGACGCTGCCGGCGCCGTTGCGCTGCACGTAGACGTACGAGTTCCCGCGAATGAGCATCCACGCGACGACCGTCCGCCAGAACTCACCCGAGTCGGTCGTCGGATTCGGCTGCACCGTGAGGATGCGCTCAAGCTCGCGATGCGCTGCAGTGACCGGGAGTCGCTGCCCGCCCTTGCGGATCTTGAGCGACACCGGAAGTCCGGCGATGGACTCGGACACGAGCCGCACCGAAGCGAGCACAGCCGTCACGCCGAGCGACGCCTCCGGCGAGACGGAGACGCCCGACGAGGTGCGGGTGCCGCCGAGCGAGGGCATGCGGGTAAACGATCGGAGCTCGAAGACCCGCGACCATGCGCGAGTGAACCAGTTAGCCATGCGGCCCCCTTCCCAGGATTCGGATGCGGGCCTCCACCTCGACGGGCGGATTCCGGAGTAGCCAGTGCGCACCGGCCACCGCGGAGAGCGGGGAGGCGTCACCGGGTGAGTTCTTGCGGTCGATGACGTGCGTGTCGCCGAGCGCCTTCGTGGCGGCCGTGCCTGCGGCGACGTCGAGCACCGGCTGATCGCGGTGCGTGAGCTTGCCGAAGTTCACGGCGCCGAGGAGCTGGATCGTGGCGATGCCGAGATCCGGGCCGCCCCAGTCCGTGACTTCGAGGTCGGCCTCTTCGAGATCCGTGCGGAGCGCGGAGACCGGAGCGCCGCGAGTCTGGAGCGTGATCGCGGCCGGAGTGAACGTGCGTTCCGGGTCCGTGAGCCAGGGCACTACCCAGTCCGTGCCGGGGCGGGAGACCATGATGCCGACGTGCGCGCGCCCGTCTTCGCGGCGAGCGGCGAAGGCGATGTGCGCCCAGGTACCGTCGTGCGACACCTCGACGCAGACGTAGACCGGCGCGTCGGGTGCTCGGCGCCCGATCGGGTCTCGGCACTCGGCCCACTTGCCAGCTTGGAAGGGGCCGCCTGTCGCGTCGGAGACGAACAGGTTCGCGACTTCGGACTCGAACACGGAGCGGGGGTCGGTCGACCATGAGGAGGCGATCGCTTCCTCGGTGATGAGGTGCCCCATCGAGGGGTTGCCCCACGCCCACGTTTTCGGGTCGGCGAGATCGGCGCCCGCGGGTGGTGACCACCAGAACAGGCCGATCGACGTCGACGCGTCGTTCTCCTCGATCGCCGCGATCGCCTTGCCGTGAAGGTCTCGCTGCACGACCGCGTCGAGCGTGCCGGCGTTGGATGCGGCGAGGATCATCGCGCGGCGTCGCGCCATGGTCGTCTTCGAGAGCGCCGACCACGCCTTGTAGTTCTTGTGCTTGAGGATCTCATCGACGAACACGAAGTCGAAGGTGAGCCCGCGGCCGCCGTTGTCGGCCGAGTCGACCCAGTAGCGAGGCCCGCCCGAGATCTCGAACCAGAGCTCGCCGTTCGTGTTCGACTCTTCGCTCATCTCGGCCGCGAGGCGCGGCACCGCGGCGATGATCTTGCGCGCATGCTCCCACGGCTTCTTGGCCGTGGCGAGCTTCTGCGCGACGCCGAGCACCTGCGCGTCGCCGTCGATGAACATCCGGAAGAGGATCAGCAGGGCGACGATGAACGTCTTCCCGTTCTGCCTGGCGACCCAGAGCAGCACGACCTTGAACCGGTAGGAGTTGTCGTCGTTGAGCTCGAGGGCGTGGATGAGGAACCAGCGCTGCCAGGGCAGGAGCTCCGGCACGAGCGACTCGGCTGCAGTCCCGAGGACCGCGAGCCGGAGCCACTCGGCGAACGCGATCGCCGCGAATCCGGCCGAGGTCTCCGGCGTCAGCTTGCGGCGAGGCGGGGTGAAGACCCGAGCGCACTCGCGCCCGTAGATCTTGCTCTTCGGCTTCCTACGCGCGCTTGGCTTTGCCCTCGTCCTCGTCGCCACTCGCGTACACCTTTCCGCTGTAGAACGCGCGGCGCTGAGCCGTGAGCGGGTCGGTGCTGCCAGCCTGTGTCGCCTTCTCCAGCGCCTCCATGACTCGCCGCAGCGAGTCGCTCAGGCTGCCCCACTGCGGGACGCGGGTGACGTCGTCGAGCGCGGCCGCGAACATGCGCGCCTGAGTGGCGAGCAGCAGCGCCGACGCCGGGATGGCGAGCTCGGCGAGCTGCGCGTCGACGGCCGCGAGGGTCGTATCCGGGATGCCCTGGGGCGGCGGCGGCATCTTCGAGGGTGGGACAGCGGATGTCCCACCCTGTGTCCCACCCTTCGAGGGTGCGTCCGGGGCCGAGGAGATGAACGTCACCGTCGCGTCGGGTCCGGCCGCGTTCCGCTTGTTGGCGCGCTGCGCAGCCTTCCGGCGACGATCTCGTTCGCGCTTTTCCTCGGGCGTCATCGGCATCGATATCACCTCCCCCGAAGGGTGGGACAGCCACCCAGGGTGGGACAACCCCCTCGGAGGGGGACGAACCACTCCGGGCGAAAGTCGGCGTGACCTCGGCCAGAGATCCGACCCCCCTACCCCTGCGGGTCGAGGTCAGATGATCTGGCCGAGGATGAACCGGCGACTCTGCGATGCGAGCAATGCGTCTACAGCCTTGCGGGACGGGATCACATTGAAGTCGGGGTCGAAGGGGGTCGCCATGGGCGGGGCGGGCGGCGGGGCGGCGGGGGTGTGGGGTGGGGGGAGGGGCTGGCGGGGGTGGCGGACATCATCGAG